AGTATCAAGTTCTGATTAAAGTCACCTTGTTCATTAAAAAAGCCTGAGCCATAAATGCTCAAACCTGTGTCAATGTTATACGTCTTATATCTACCTTGTTTGTTGTTATACCAAGGGTTAATGAACTCTATTGTAAACTGCTCAAATAATTTATCGGTTTGTAATACTGTCGTTCCGCCTATTTCTGTCTTAGTTAAACTAGTTAATCTTGCATCGCGATGCCAAGTATCAACACCGGTTTTATACAGCAATGTCAATGGCTGAAAAGATAAGAATGTGGAGAACTGACTAAAGGTTTGGTAACTTCGACTTTCAACATCCCCAAACAATATATTTAATTGCATCTGTCCTTGCTGAATATTTATTTTAGTTGCTTTAAAATAACTTTCATATTGACTGTAAGTGTTTGTAAACACCGTTCCCAATCCTGTTGGTGTGTTACCAAATAAATTTTCAGAATTTAAATCAACACTTTCACCACGTGCGTTATTTAGCACGAACATACTCATATGTACTCCTTTCTAAAACCCGCCCCGAAGTATTGTGTATTTAATGGCGAGTTTTTGGTTTAATTAGCTGATCTAACCGCTCTAGCAATCACAGCTTTAGAAAACTTATTCATAGCAATATCATCTACTGACTGGTTAGCCTCTGTAGTTTGACCTAAGATGCCCGCCAATAACTCAACAACACTATTTAGAGTTTTATTAGTAGCCTCAATCATATTTGATAGATTGTTATCTGAACTTTCAGCAACATTTGTATTAGAACTAGTATTTTGTGCAAAATGAGTGACTGTTTCACCCAACAATTCCATTGCTCGAGATTTTTTAGACAAATCCCAAGGAATTACCGCCTCTGTCATTCCACCCTCTGCAATATTTGCTATATGTGGCGTGTTGGTGATAGTGCCGTTTGCGTAGCCATGTCCTTGACCTAAGAATGATAAATTAGATCCATAACGATTTTTCGCATAAGCTAAACCAGCTAGCAAAGAATCATAACCATTAAATGGATTGCTGTGTCCTGGGAACTTATAGGCATTAAATGTAGCACTAATGACTTGCATAAGACCCTTGGCTAGGTCACCTGATGCGTTGTTAACGTCACCAATGTTACCCTGTACAGCCTTTTCGTTACCACCTGATTCAGTTTGAATCTGACGTAACACCTTATCGACCATTGAAGAACTTGTTGAAAGTCCGTTAGCCTTTAAGGCATCTACAACCTGTGAACGCCATCTAGTAACGCCTGCACCACTTGGTGCTCCTTTGCCTCCGCCTGCGTTTCCACTTGATTCAAATCCAGACTTGAGTTTTGATAGCATCTTACCAAAACCATCTTCGATACTCGTTTTAACCATTCCACTAGATGAATTGTGACCTGTATCACCGACTTCTAGTTTATTGACATCAAAGATCTTAGACGCCATATCAGTTAATGTTTTAACGGGATTGGTTAACTTTTCAATAGCCTCACTTGTTGCGTCGGAAACATCATCCCAAATATCAGAAGCCCCTTTAGTCATTGAAGATAAAAATGATTCAATTGAAGATGTACCCTTAGCGTATCCCGGCAATGTTTTACCTAAACCGCCTTGGAATAGCTTAGCTGTATCACTGGCATTCAAAACCTTGTCACCAGGGTTAAGGTTAACAACCTGAGCACCATTGGTACCTAGAAAATCAACTTTACCCGAGTAAGGGGAATACCTTGCTTCAATTCCCGCTTCACCGACAAGCGCTTTTCCACCGGATACACCTCGAGAACCAGTAGCGAATGCTTGCATCGTAGCAGGCTTATATCCAAAATCACCACCACTTTTAACATCAACGCTTTTAATACCAAATCCTTTGACTAAGCCATTAAAGAAATCGCCTAATCCTTTCCAAATGCTGTGCGTTCCTTTGGCTTGCTTTGAAGCAGCTTCCATAGAACCGTTAGCTTGAAGAACAGCCTTATTAACTACGCCGTTACCTTGTTTACCAGCAGCATCAAGGACGCTATCTTTTTGTTTATATGCCTTATCAACAACTTCATTTCGCTGTTGCGTTGCAGCATTTGATGTTTTGTTTCTCTGACTAGTTGCCTTACCGACAATATCATCATGTTGTTTATTTGCTGAATCAACCGTCTTATCTCTTTGGTCTTTAGCAGCTTTAACCGTTTCATCATGTTGCTTGTTAGCTGAATCTCTAACATTTTTACGTTGGTCTTTAGCCCATTGACTATTCCCTTTGAATTGATTTTCGGAAGCTTTTATTGTGTCATCGCGTTGCTTGTCGGCTGCCTTTTTAGCATCTTTATATTGGTTTTTAGCAGCATTAACAACGTTATCACGTTGTTTGTCAGCGGCTTTAGTAACCTTTTTGAGTTGTTCATCAGCAGCTTTTTGCGCAGCATCTAGCTTTTTATCAGCATACTTTTTGACGTTGTTATATTCTTCTCGTGACTTAGAAGTAATATCCTGTAACTGCTTATTAGTTAACCGTCCTTTATCCTTGGTCAACTTATCCATCAACTTTACTTGCTCGTTGTTAGATAACTTAATTTTCCCGGTCAAAGTTGTATGCAGTTTAGCTTCTTCAACAGTTGTTTCAGTTGCATTTTTGACAGTCAGTTTATTAACAGCCTTTTTCTTGGCCTGATCGTCCTTAGCAAGTGCTTGCTCTTTCTTTTTATAGTCCTTTTGAACTTGTAAAGAATTTTCTCCATACTTAGCAGCATCTTTAGCAATTATGCTATCCCATTTATTGCTGTCTTTTTGCTTAGTTTTATTATATGAAGTTTCAAGCTTTTGACGTTGCTGTGAATAATACTTTGTCAATGCTGTTCTATCAGATTGGCTTAGTTTTTCAACGCTATTAGCCTTTTTGCCTTCTTCTTTGATAGTTTTTAATCTATCTTGATATTCTTGTTCAGTAAGATAACCGTTTTTCTTTAATAGCTTAATATCCTGTAAATCTTGCTTTTGCTTTTCAGAATAATATTTTTTAGAAGCTTTATTCAAATCTGAATAAGCATCCTTAGCATCAACTTTCGGTGCTTTGATAGTTATCTTATTATCTGAAAAAGCCTTTTTTAATGCTTTATTAAGCTTTTTCGTAATTGATTGAGCTGTCTTAGTACTTCCTAACGAATCACCAATAGCAGAACCAATCGCTCCTCCAGCTAGTATACCTGCACCAGGAATAACACTTCCTAGTATTGCTCCAATACCACCACCTATAACAGCTCCGGCTCCTTTAGATGCAGCACTGATTTTATCACTAGACTTTTTAGAACTGATAGCATTTGCGATACTTCCACCTACATCAGCTGCAGTTAATGCTATACCTAATCCTGAAACAACTTTGCTGGCAACACTAGCGACTTTAGCTCCAGTAGATAGAGTTGCTAATCCGCCTCCTGCTCCAGCTGCTCTTGTAGTTGCTGCAGTTTCAACCATCGTGGTTGCAGCGCCTGCTTTACCACCTACTGAACCAGTAGCATTAGCAGCTGTATTTAATGCTGCGGTTGTTTTTAAGACACCATTCAGTTCTTTATAAGTACCAATAGCTGTTTTAATCCAACCTATTGTGTCACTTATCTTTTTAAAAGCCCATATACCAGCAAACACTTCTGCAAATGCTTTAATTTGACCAGTATGTGTGCCAATATACTCAACTAAACCAACTAACTTATCGCCTACCCAAGCTACTCCCTCAGCAATTTTCTTTAGTCCGTCTTGACCTTCTTTGGAATTAAAGGCTTTAGCCATTTTTACAGCGGCTTCTGATATGACTGGCAACATTTGTTTACCAATCATGATCATAACGGCTTGACCAGCTTGGCTAAATTGTTGCAATTCAGCTTTAACAGACTTCATGTTCTTTTTGGCTAAATCAGCTACATATCCTTGCCCGTCTGCGGATTTTTTAACTTTTTCATTTAGCTCACCTAGTTCTTTGTTGTTTTGAGCTAAAATTACACCAGCATTTTGACCAGTAGTACCGAATAAACTATTGAATACTGAGTTCTTTTGAGCAGTACCCATATTCTTGGTTTTTTCGTTAATAATGCCCATGATAGTTGTCAAATCACGTAGGTTGCCGTTTGAATCAACTAATTGACTACGACTAATACCCAACTTACTAAGCATGTCATTAGTTCCGCCAGACTTAATCGCTTGTATCTTGCCGTTCAATTTTTCAATGGCTTCTTGCTGCGTTTTAATGGCAGATGCAGCTGATTTAGAACTCTTTGTGCCAGCTTTTTCAGCTGCTTGATAATCAGCTATTTTTTTCTGATGGTCTGCTATTTTTTCATTTAACGAATCAATTGATGAAGCCGAACCTTTTTGTGCCGCCTCTTGATCAGATAGTGCACCTGTAATAGAATTAATAACTTTACGTAAACCAGTACCAGCTTTATCAGCTTCAAGACCATGGTTAGAAAGAATACCCATGGCTGATGCTGTCTCAGATAATTTAAATCCTGCAGCATGAGAAGAATCACCTACATATTCCATTCCTTTTCCAAGGTCATGAAAGTCAGTGGCTGTCATATCAGCAGCATAGGCTAACTGGTTAACAACTTCTTTGGTATTTTTAGTCATCTTAGCAGCGTTATTAGTACGCATGCCGTATGCATCAACAACCTGAGATGTAACAGTAAGAACATCGTTAAAATCATCACCAGAAGCTACTGATGCTTGCAGTTCAGACTTCATGGCTTTTAATGCAGCCGTTGATGTGTATCCTCTTTTTTCTAACTCCAAGTACCCTTCAGCAATAGCCTGTTGTGACTTACCATATTGCACAGAATATTTGGCGCCGTCTTTTTGCATCTGTGATAGATTTTTTGTTACCTCAGCTTGCTTTTCACCACCCGTAGTGGCTATGTTATTTACTTTTACAAATGTATCTTGTAAGTTTGTAGCAAGCTGAGCGCCCTTAATTGAAACAGCACCAATACCAACAATAGCAATGCTACTACTGTATGCCATGTCTTTGATTTTCTGACCTGCGGTACGAAACCCGTTTCCCATCTTTTCAGCAGCACGGTAAGCACCGTTAGCTCCGCTTGCGTACTTGCTTAACCCATAAGGATTAGCACGGTTAACTTCTGCTTGAGTTAACTTCAACTCATTTTTCATATTGGCAACGTTTGTTGCCGTTTCATTTACTCGAACAGCTTGCCTTTTGTATGCATCACTAGCTGAACCGCTTGCTTGTTCAATTCTTTTCAGCTCTTCTGATTGCTTAACATACTGTTGGGAGAGGTTTGATAGCGAGGCTTTCATATTATTAGCGCTAGTAATATTAGCTGCTCTAGTATTATGCTCTGCTTTCAAACGGTTGACATACGAATCAGAAACTTGATTCATTTGCTTATATTCTTGTTGCAACTTTGCTAAACCACTGGTCTGATATTCCATTGATGATTTGGCACGTTGTTGTTGAGACTCTAAACTAGCTAACTTTTGGTTAGCCTGTTGGATGTTTCTTTCGTATTTTAAAAAGGACTCAGCACCTTCTTTTGTAGAGGTGTCTAAGCCCTTTTGACGTTGTTGCAATTCAGTTATTTTGTTTTTCTGAGCTTCCATTTCTCGGCTCAGACCATTGTATCGCTCTTGTGACGCTTTTAAGTAATCGCCCGATGATTTAGCCGCTGCCTCTTGAGCTTTCCAAGCGTTTTTAACAGAAGTAACAGCATCGTTCAAACCACGTAAACTATTAGTCGCTTTTAAAGTGTCTAAAGCAATAGACGTGGCCATCTCCGCCTGAATTCGTTCAACCATTTACTCTCCTTCCCCTGGTATGTTCAACCCCATTTGTTTAGCAATAGCTAATGGATCACCAGCACGTTTATCAGGCTCTTTTGCATTAAGCATATTCATGAATGAAAAATATTCCTGATTATCTAAATCACTTGGCAAAATACCGTATTCTTTAAAAAGTTGTTTTTTAAAGTATCGCAATTCCTCCAGTTGGTTTTTCTTGTCGAATACTAGCCTTCTTATTCGACCAAATCTTCTTTTGGGTCTGTATCCTCAGCTTCGAGTTCTTTTTGTTCGCGCTTAGCTTCAGCAACTAATACATTGTAGTTCTCATCAGTAACACCGCGCATACGCAAAGTAACATATTCAAACGCTTCACCAAATTGTTCTGGATCAACATTATTCTTAATTGTTTCAA